CCGCCGGCGGCTACACGGTGCCGCAGGGCTTCGTCGCTGAGGTGATCGAGACCATGAAGGCGTACGGGCCGCTCAACAACGGCGACCTGGTGCGCGTCCTCGACACCGACAGCGGCAACCAGATCGAGTGGCCGACCTCGGACGACACGTCGAACAAGGGGTCCATCCTGTCCGAGAACACGCAGGACAGCGAGCAGGACATCACGTTCGGCCAGAAGACGCTCGACGCGTTCAAGTACACGTCGAACATCATCCGCATCTCCGAGGAGCTGCTGCAGGACTCGGCGATCAACATCGGTTCGTTCGTCGCCCGCGCGATGGGCGAGCGCATGGGCCGGATTATCAACGAGCACATGACCACCGGCTCCGGCTCCGGCGAGCCGAACGGCATCGTGACCGCTTCCACCGAGGGTACGACCGCCAACTCCAACTCGGCGATCACCTTCGAGGAGATCCTGGACCTGCTGCATTCAGTCGATCCGGCCTACCGCAGCGCCGGCATGGGTGCCGCGTTCATGTACAACGACAACACCCTCAAGGCGCTGCGCAAGGTCAAGGACAACGACGGCCGGTTCATCTGGCAACCGGCGGACGCCCGCACCGGCGAGCCGGCGCAGCTGTACGGCTATCCGTACGCGATCAACCAGGACATGCCCGACATCGGCGCCAACAACAAGTCGGTGCTGTTCGGTGCCATGCAGCGGTACGTGATGCGGCGGGTCCGCACCTTTTCCACCAAGCGGCTGGTCGAGCGGTACGCGGACTTCCATCAGGTCGGCTTCATCGGCTTCGGCCGGTTCGACGGCGAGTTGATGGACACCGCGGCCGTCAAGCACCTCGTCCACCCGACCTAATCGGGTAAGGCGTAAGGCGGGGCGTCGCCGTGTGCGGCGCCCCGTCGATTCCCTGTCCAGGAGAGCACGCCGTGAAAATCCGACTTCTCGTCAACCGCGCCGGCATCAACTTCTCACAGTCCACCGGCGATGTCGTGGACGTGTCCGACGCCGAGGCACAGCGCCTGATCGCTAGCGGCCAAGCCGAAGCCGTGCGGGAACAGCGCGTCGAACGCACCACGTCGCCGCGCGCCGAGGCTTCCGAGACCACCAGCACCCGCAGCCGCAAGACGACGGCCAAGAGCTAGGCCATGTGGAACCGCCTTCACCGTGTCACCGCGCCGGCCGGTCGCCCCGTCACGCTTGAGGAGGCCAAGGCGCATCTGCGCGTCGACGGCACGGCCGAAGACACGTTGATCGAGCGGGCGATCGACGCGGCGACGGCGTACATCGACGGACCGCGCGGCATCGGGCACGCCCTGGTCGATCAGCAATGGGATCTGCGGCTTGACTGCTTCCCGTGGGGGCGGATCGTGCTGCCGCTCAACCCGGTGCGGACCGTCGACGAGATCACCTACACCGATACCGCCGGCACCACGCAGACGCTCGCCAGCAGCCGCTACATCGTGAGCGCGGAACGCGAGCCGGCGACGATCGAGCCCGAGTACAACGAGAACTGGCCGAGCACGCGCCTAGTCGCCGACGCGGTCAAGGTCCGGTTCACGGTTGGCTACGAGCCGGACACCAACAGCAGCCCAACCGACTACGGCGCCAACGTGCCGAACGACCTCAAGGCCGCGGTGCTGTGGCTGGTTGCACACATCTACGAGAACCGGATGCCGGCGACCAAAGACGGTGCAGAAATGCTGCCGTTTGCGGTCGAAAACATCCTAGCACGGTATCGCGCGGGAGCCGTCGCGTGAACTGGTCGGACTGGCGCGGGCTGACCGTCGCCTGCATCGCCAGCGGTCCTTCGCTCACCCGCGCCGATTGCGACGCCGTCCGCGCGGCAGGGCTGCCGACCATCGCCGTCAACAACGCCGGCCTCGACATGGCGCCTTGGGCCGACGCGCACCACGCCTGCGACGGCCGGTGGTGGCACGCGCACCCGCAAGCGCTCGCACACGACCGGCTCAAGACGTGCCTAGTCGGCAAGCCGCCGGCGGGTGTCGTGAAGCTACCTTACGTTTCTGGCGGCGGACTGGACGACCGGCCAGACCATCTTCGCGCCGGCAAGAATAGCGGCTACCAAGCTCTGCATTTGGCGACAGTCAACTTCGGCGCCGCGCGCGTGATTCTGCTCGGCTACGATATGCAGCACACAGGCGGCAAAGTTCACTACCACGGTCGACATCGGGCGCCGCTGCACAACCCGGACGCCGGCGATATGCCGGAATGGGTGGCGCACTTCGATGCGGTGGCGCCAGAGCTGGCGCGTCGCGGCGTGGAGGTCGTCAACTGCAGCCGTGCGACGGCGATCACCGGCTTCCGGCGTGCGGCCTTGGAGGACGTGCTTTGCACCGCCTGACGCTCGTCACCGGCGCCGCCCGTTCCGGCACGTCGCTCACCACCGCCGTCCTGGCCGCGCACGGCGCGCGGCTTGGCCACGTCAACGGGCTCAACGAACACACTGGCGTGCGCGAGAACGTGCTGAAGCCGCTGCTGCGCGCCGCCGGGGCAGACCCGCTCGGGCAGCGTCCGTTGCCGAGCCTACACGATCTGCCGGACGCGCCGGACCTGCGCAGCGACGCCCTGGACGCGCTTGGCCCGGCGGACACCTACAAGGACGCCAAGTTGTGCCTGACTTGGCTGTGCTGGAACCGCGCGTTCCCGGACGCCCGCTGGATCGTGGTGCGGCGGGACGCGGACGCGATCGCGGCAAGCTGTCTGCGCACCAGCTTCATGCGCGCCTACGACACGGCTGACGGATGGCGCGGATGGGTGCGCGCGCACGAGATGCAATTTAACGCCATGCGGTCGGCGGGACTTGACATGGTGGAGGTATGGCCGGACCCAGCGGACCCGGAGACGTTCCGGCCGGCCGTCGAGCAGGCGGGGCTGACGTTCGATGCCGCGAAGGTAGCGCGGTGTGTTGATCCGGGGCTTTGGAGGGCGGCGTGACGAACGGCTTAATGCTCGACCCCGGCGAACTAGACCAGCGCGTCACGTTTCGCCAGAAGCAAGAGACGAGCGACGGCGCGGGTGGCGTCACGATCCAGTGGGTCGACTATGCCACGCGCTGGGCGCAGGTGAAGCCGATGTCTGGCGAGCGACGGTTTCAGGCCGAGCAGGCTGACTTCACCAGAGACACCGAAGTTACGATCCGCCGAGATCCCGACATCGACGAAACGATGGCTATCGTCTGGCAGGGGCGTAGCCTGGAAATTCAGTTCATCGCCGACTTCGGACCGCGGTCCGCGTACACGCGGATTGAGTGCCGGTCGGGCGGGGTACAGGACGCGCTGCCATGAGCCGTATCCGCGGCGTGAACAAGCTGCGCCGGACCCTGCGCCGGGCGCCGGACGAGATCAGCGACGGCGTGGTCGAGGTCGTGCGCAACGGCGCCGAAGCCGTGCGCCTGGACGCGATCGCGCGGGTGCAGCCGACCAGCATCAAGCAGAGCATCGAGGTCAAGTACGGCCGCGACGGGCTGACGGCGCTCGTGGGCCCCAGCGCCAAGGCGGCCGACCTGGCGGCGCGAAAGAACCAGCGAGCCGGCGGCGCCCGGTCGGCGTTCGGTGCGGCGCGGCGGTCCAGCGTCCGGCTGTCCAGGGCCAAGAGCGAGGAGCTGTTCCAGTTTTTCAAGGCCTACTGGTACGAGTTCGGCACCAAGGGCGTGCCCAGCCGCAACATCCCGCCGCAGCCGGCGCGGCCGTTCATGCGGCCGGCGATGGACGTCAACCGGCGGTACTTCACTGAGGAATCGCGCCGGGCGATCCGGCGGGCGCTTGACCAGTTGAGCACCGGGCGATGACCAACGTCGGCTTCGAACTCCAGAAGGCGATCTACGGCGCGCTTGACGGCAACGTCACCGTCGGTGGGACCGCAGTCCCGGTCTACAACCCGCCGCCGACCGACGCCGCGTACCCGTACATTGAGATTGGCGACGAAAACTCCGCCGACTTCAGCACGCACACCGAGCGCGCGCGCGAGCGGTTCGTGATCCTGAACGTCTGGTCGAACGAGCCCGGCAAGAGCGAGGTCTATAGCATCCTCGCGCAGCTGGAAGCGTTGCTCGACCGCGCGCGCCTGACGCTCGGCATCGGCCGTGCCTGGGACGTGCAGGCGACGTCGACGCAGATCACGCGCGACCTGGACGGCCGGACCTTCACCGGCTCGATAACGCTGCGGGTGCGCACTCAGCAATAACCGAACGGCTCCACCACCGGAGCTGAGCAGCCCGTCGCCCGCCGCGGCGGGCTTTTTCATGGCCAACCGACAGGAGGACCAACGCGATGGCCGATAGCTACAAGACCTCGGCGGGCGCCACGCTGTTCA